AAACAAATGTTTGTAGAAAATCGCCAGTTTCCAAATCTTGTGTGTTTTGGATAGCACCAAGAAACGCGCCTTCTGAAACGTCACCCTCGAATGTAACGCCATCCTGAAAAAACGCAGACAATGAATTTGTAACGGCGGTCCGCATCGTAGGCGTGTCTGGAGTGATCGACGTGAACACAAAATTTACTGCGACGGGGACCGGAGCCAAAACGAATACATCGCTTTCGGCGGTATTAGCCGGAAGTTTACCGTTCGCAATAACAGCGGCTTTCGTGCTATTCAATACGGCTTGCGACGGAATAATATTTGCGTCATTGTCACGCAGAATATATACCGCAACCTGTCCCGGCGCGGGAATAAATCCCGGGGTGGGCAATGGGTCGGCAACAGATAGCGACGGTCGAACCACAAACGCTCGCGTATTTCCGCTAATCGAAAGCGCGGCAAGCTCAATTTGGTCCGGCGTAAATACACCCTCGATTGACGAGCGGCTAAGGATGATGCGCGCACGGTATTCGTCATCGGTTTCGATTTCGGAGCCGCCAGACAGACCGCCGAATTGCACGAAACCGGAATTGTCGGAACCGGATATAGCCGTAACAAGCGTGAGAACCGACGCCGCCGAAAGGTTTGTTGCGATACCTGCGGTCACGGCGGACACGGGAACGATTGCATACGTGCCGGTCACGCCGATTGATCCGGTCGCTGGCGTGCTGGGCGTTGTGTCGATTGTGTAGGTAAACGTCCTTTCACCAGTAACGACGATCTCGAACGTGCCGTTGTATTGCGCCTCGTTCGCACCAGATATTGTCGCCTCAATGCCGGTCGCCAGACTGTGTGCACTGGACGTTGTGGCCGTCACGGTCGATCCGGAGCGCGTCAGCGACGAAATAGCCTGACCAACTTCGGATATTGACGTTGCTGACGTTGATTGATACGTGACGCCGTTCGCCGCCGTGAATTGCGTAAGCGCCGGAATAATAGTCCCCGCCGTGCCGGGCAGGCTTATGGTGCCGCTAGCACCCGTTGCGGGATTGCGTTCAAGCCCTTCGTACCCGCCCCAGAACTCAAGAAATTCACCTTCGGCTGTCTGCGGGAAAAGTTGGCGCTCAAGGTCTCGCACAAGCAACGTGTTACTGTATGCCAGCGCGGCGGCGCTATCCAGAAACGGACGCGCGAACGAGCCGAATACGGTGGGGTCAACGTCCGGCTTGCGGCGGCGAAGCTCCGCGCGCGCGTTTTCGCTTAGGGCGTTAAATCCGGGATATGTTAGCGCCACTTGTCCGCCTCCAGAGTGCAGCGTAGGACTGCACGTCTCCGCTATTCGTCACAATGTCAACGCGGATCGTAACGCCGCGCAGTGTATCCTCTTGAACCGATGCCGAAACCGAACGCGCGGCACGATCATCCACAAGCCAGCGCAATGAACGCTCCGCAGAATTTGCAACCTGGTTCTTTATGTCCCGCGTCAGTCGGCTTTGATCGTAAAGCCAAAGACGTGATCCCACACCGCGACCACTAGAAGCGGTAAGAATGTCGCCCACCCACCCGCGCCTGGAGCCCGCATCGGCAACCGCACTCGCCGGTGCGCGACCGTCCGTGAACAGACTAACAAGAATTGCCGTCTCAAACCCGTCAACGGTCGAGAAATCTCCGCCAGAAATCTGCAAGTCAAACAGCCCATTCTCGTCTTGTCTGACCATAAAATCTTGCATTAGTTAGGACCGCCAGTATTTCCGCCGCCTGGCTCAACGCCGGAATGTGTATGTGTTCTCAAGTCAACGCCATCCGCAGAAACAGTTCCACCTGTTACGGATATTCCGCTTGCTGACATTGTAATGGTGCATCCCCCTATTGTAAATGTAGCGGACCCGGTAAGCGTTACGTTTACATTGCTGGCAGTTATGTCAACATTTGCGTTGACTGCATCAATCTCAAGATCGCCATTTTCTTTGAATAGCGCATAGGAGCCGGTCAGGTAATTCGCAAGACCGACCTCGCCGGATTTCAGGCTTCGCAGCGTCCGCGTTGCCGGGGCGTCGGCAATGCCGATAAGGTTGCTATCCTGCCCGTTTTGAGCCCACACAAGCGCCACGGACCCCGCTGGGGGGTTATGGCATAGGCCGTAGGGCGTCCATAGCGTCCCTGTGCGCGATGCGCCTTGATATGCGAGCGTGCCGCCACGAAGGTCTACAGTGTCGTCGGTTGCCGTCACGCGGGCAGATTTGAACGCGGATTTAATCCGCTGCACCATCTTTCTCATGCCTGCAAATTCTTTCCGCGCGATGCCTTGCGAGCATCGGTCTCGTCGCCTATCCGAACATTGTATCCCTCCGGAGGCGCGCATGTAATATCTGTTTGAGTGCCGGAGTTAAGCGATGCGCTATATGTCACCGACCTGATCAAAAATATCCCGCGAATGCCCATAGGCTCATCATCGACTTTCACAAGCTGCCCGAAGTCCCAAAGCGTGCCATCGTTTTGCGCTACCCCTGCCACGGTCGCGGCGTAGTCTGTCGCGCGCGTCTTGCGGATGTTAGCCTCTTCGACCGCACGTCCCGCGCATTCCGAGTTAGACATGCTTTCCTCGGCCTGCGCCTCGTAGTACCGGCTGGCGCGAATTTCCGCGTCGGTCGCGTTGCCCTTGTGGTCCGACGCCTCATCGTCATAGCTATCCTCAAATCCGAGGTTTGACTGACTGGTTATGCGGTATCGCCCAAAGCGGCCTTGATGATCGAACGATGCGCTAGACGATTTGATGTTGTTTTCCGATCCGCCGACGCGGTTTAGCAACGGCGTTGATGCTCGTGTTGAACCCGGACGATAGATCAACAGGCGACCGTCACCTGACGGCACCAGGTACACCTGTTTCTTGCGAGCGAAGGATGTAAGGAAATCCATGCACAGTTGCCCGCTATCTGCGGATATTCCGGTATCTTCATCGAACTCATCATCGGGCGGCGGCGCGCTTACCGACACCGACTGACCAATGACGTTTGCAACGGCAATATCCGCGCCAAGCGCGGCAATGACTTGCTTACAAAAAGCCGTTAGCGTGATCGGCGACGATATGCTTTTAGCGGCATCCGGCACCGAACTATCAATCAGGTCCGCAGTGTTGTCTCGACCGGCAACCGTAACCTCTTGCCCGCTTTCGCTTATGCGCGAGCGCACGGTATCAGCGAAGCCGGTAAGCTTGGTTACGCCGTTTATGACGATCTCAACACTGTCTCCGGACCGCACGGGAAAACTCGCCGGAAGCGTGTTGCTCGACGTGAACTCAAAAACACCGGCGTTTGTGTCGATTGAGCGCGTCAGCGATGCGCTTTCCCATAGCGTAAACTTCTGGCCGTTGACGCGGATTTCAAAAGCCATTACCTAGCTCCTGAATGCCGTTATGTCGCCGTTAAGCGCCGTCGATTTCTTGCCCGGGTTTAACCTGCGAAGGTCTATCGCTCTATCCTGCAACTGAGACGCCGAGGTAAATTCCTCCGCATACAGACGATGCGCCTCAACAAACGCGGATGATGGCGTTTGGCGAGTGATTGTCACCGTCTCGAACGCCTCCTGCCTCTTTTGCTCAAGAACGTCAAGCGCCGCGATGCGAAGGTTTAGAACGGCATCGCGCACTGTCTCATCGGACTGCAATATGTCGCGGTCCTGCGTATCCACGCGCATGATGCGCTCGTTTGCGGCCTCGACTTGCTCGCGAACCTCATTGATTTCCGTAAGCGTGCCGTACTCCTGAGCCGCTGCAATCTCGTACGCGCCGACAAGGGCGGCAACGCGGTTGGCAAAAACGATTGCCTCGCGGTTGTTATTTCTAGCGATGCGCTGCGCCGTTGTCTCCGGCCATAGCGGAACGGTTACTCCCGTCGCGATGATGCCGCCGGTATCTCTGCGCATTGCGTCAAAAGACATTGATAGCCCACTGCCGAAAAGCGTCATATTCATGAAGCCGTCGAACGCGCCGGATATGCTGCGACCCGCAGAAAGAAGTGACGAAATTCCAAGACTGGTTTGCTGCCAGATCGAAATGATTTGCGATGCTGGACCTGTCAAATCGCGGATGATGTTTGGCGCTGTTGATGTTGCGATATCAACAATGGACTGAATTTCAGCAATGTATGAAGTGGGAAGAAGCGTTGAAAACTCGTCTACAACTGTATCAATCGACTTGATGAAATCAAATTGCGCGACAAGAGAATTCGCGGCAGTAGTCGGTATGCTCCAAATGTCTCCAAACGCCTCTTGTATTTTTCCGCGCGCAACGTCGCCCAGATCGTATACGTCCTCAACGTCACGCCGGGCCGTGTCAGGCCCTGCGGACGGGCGTCCAATGGCGAACTCAAGATCGAACGATGCCTCGCCGATTTCTTTGTGTGTAGTGTTCACGCTGTACGGAAGGGCGTAGGCGTCAACAGCGCCGAACACGGGCAACACAAGCTCTCCCGGCCCAGCCTCGTTTAGCGCGGCACGCAACGCGGCCATGCGGTCGCGCCAGTCAACGCCATGCACGAAAGCGCGAACGGAAAACTTGCCCGGCAGTCTCCCCAAATCTTCCACAAAACGCTCATCCGAATTGACGTATTCGTGTAGAGCGATCTTGCGGCCTTCTTCCGGCAAGATTTCAGCAGTGACGTTAAACGGCACGC